TTTAACTTCATCTATTGAATTCTTCAAGAAATATTTTCCCTCTACGAATCCACCATTTCTAGTTCTGTGGCCGTACTCAATTGAATTTGCATATTCTTTGTTGGAATATATCTTAACTTCATTTTCATCGATAACTTTAGTCTTAATACTAGCTCTAAGTTCTCCAGTATCAACCGGAACTTTAACTTTTGCTTTAGCTTTAACTCTATTTCCTAGACTATTTAAAAACTTTCTGCTTTCGTGAGGTAATTCTCTTTGTATCTTGTCGAGATCTTTTAGTAAATTATCCATTCCCTTTATTCCTGCCATAAACTCACCTTCATTTCTTTTTTTTGCGTGAATTGATAAGCAACACTAGGTTCTGACAAAAGAGTATAACTTTCTCCACCCTGGAAGAGGGGAGATAACTCTAATTTACACCCAGCTGGAATTATGTATTCTAAAGGATAGAATATTTTAAATTTCTTGTTTTCTGTTGCATAAGGTGTTGTTTCCCCAGTGCTTGTGTCTGTAATTTGTGACAAATGACAATTGATACTACTATATATTTCTTCCCAACCACTTGTTTCCTCTCCCCATTCATCTGTTACTGTAGCATGTTCTAGCACTTTCATAGAATGAGTTGCGATTATACTACTCATCAACTACAACCTCTTTAGGAGCTGTATACAGTCTTCTGTAAGGGAATAAAGTAGTCTTTAAGTTTTCTATAGCATTGTCAAAGTCAATTGTTGTTGCATATTTTATAGTTGTATCTCCTTCTGTGATACTAGAAACGCCTTGCATTGATGTATTGTACAATTTGTACAGTTCTCTTGCAACAGGTCTTTCTAATGTAGAAGGTAAATCTGATATATTGCAATATAGTTTAATTCTATCTATCATAGTTTCTATATCTACTTTAGCTATGTTTTCATCAATATCTGATTTATATATTTTGATTAATTCTAATATTCTAGTTATTTGATCCAATTGTACCTCCTTCTAAAAAAATAAGGAAGGAGAAAATCTCCTCCCAAATATTTCTACTGAATCTATTCTGCTATTTTAATTCCTACAAGTCCTAATTTCTTTTGTTCTAATACGAAAGCATCATAGTAGAATCTTCCTTGAAATACTGTTCCTGAAAAATCAGGGTGATTTGCATTAGCTGAATATTCCATTAATTTCATTGGTGCAACTGTTGCATTCTTATCAACTATAATACAGTCATAAGCTTGAGTTCCTAATGTAGTTGCTAACCATTTAGCTTTAACTTTCACAATTGCAACTCCATCAATTTCCCCAACTTGACCTTTGATTACTATTTTTTGTCCCATTTCAGACGCTTTAACAAAGTTAGAATCTTTCTTAATTTCCCCTAGCCATTTAGGTGTTGCAAATGCTATTTTAGTAGTATCAGGTACATCTAAATCATCTAAGTAAGTGTTAGCTTCTAAGAAGTCTGCGTATGGAGAATCAGTAGCTGTAATCTCTGTTCCATTTGCTGTATTCGCTAAAATATTAGCACACATTACATTAAATCTATAAGCTTCAATCTCGGGAATAGTAACTTCTCTTAATTCTCTTCCTAGTACTTCTCCTGATTTGATTTTAGATTCATTCTCATCCATTTTATCTAGTTTAGCTCTGAAAAATCTATCTTTAGATAATGTTAAAGTTTGTACTGTGTTTGATAATTCATCTGCTGATGCAACTGTTCCATACCCTGTACTTCTATTGTAGTCCCCCATTGCTGTAGTACCAATTGATGTTACCTTAATTGTTTGTGCTCCATCCCAATCATAGTTTTGATTTGTACCATACGCTGATACAGACGTTGGATAATATCTTTCATCTATCTTTTCTGCAAATTTTTCTGTTAATACTATTGCCATTCTTACCTCCGTTTTTTACCATTGCTTTAAATTGCACCTCTTAAATTTCCCCGTTCAATGCTTTCTCAAATCCTGATAATTCAGTATCCGCTGCACTTCCTCCACCTGCTCCAGGTTTGTATCCATTTGCAAGCTTTTCATCAATATCTTTTGCTAATCTAGCTTCATAATCAGCCTTATATTTTGTACCAATTTCTGTTATTTTAGCTTTAGATTTTTCCAAATCTTCTCCTACTAACATTTCAAAAAATTCATTAGGTAAATTGTAATCTTTGTTCAATTCTGAAAGTTGCTTAAAATTAGTAGCTTTGATTTTTTCTTTTTTAAAACCTTCTAGTTCTTGTTCCATAGCTCTAAGTTTCTTTTGTTCTTCTGTCATACCTGGATGCTTTTCTTGATATTTCTTCTCTAGCAATTCAGGTAACTTTTCATTTTCAAACTTTTTAAATCTTCTTTCATACTCTTTATCATTCAAAGAAAACAGCAAAGATTTTCCTTCCTCGTTAGAAGTTAAATAATTATTCACAACTTCTTTGTTTAAAACAGTATGTCCAGTTTCTTTTAAAATGTTTTTTCCCTCTGCTGAACTCGCAAACTTTAAAAATTCTTCTTTTGTCATAATAAACCCTCCTCTTTGTGACCGTAGCCACTATTTTACATATCAACGAACCGTAACTCGTTAATTTAATTTCTATAATTATTATATCACATAAAAATTATTTATTGTAGTTTTTAATTTTACTTTACAAGCTCTTTTTCCCACTCTGAATATGTAGTAAATGCACCTTCAACTGACTTGCCCTCTGTGTTCCTTCTAGTTCTTGTGATGTAATTGTCATCAAAATAAGGCACTGTAGTACTTCTGCATAATGGATGTGCTGGTGGATAGTTAATTCCAACGCTCATATCAGTTAATTTAAATACTTCTCCATCTAAGCTTCTGCAGATTGAGCTTGTTCTGTTATCTAAAGTTGCTAGATATTGATATTGTTTTACATTTGTTTCTTCATAAGATTTTGCTTCTGCTTGATTGCAGAAAAAATTGCTTTCAGTCCTAATTAATCTGTTAGTATTGGACTTAGAAACATTATATCTAACAGATAGATTTGAGATCATCTCCTTATTAGTTTTCCCTATCATGATTCCTTGACTAATTTCAGTTCTAACATCTGAATACAATTTCGCTCTATGTGTTCCCCAAATTCTTTCTGAATAAGTTTTACCTGCGTTTTTAGTTGCAAGTATCTTGTCTATATCTGAAATATTTACTTGAGAAAAGCTATAGTACATATCTGTCCCATGTTGGATATTGTAGACTGTTTGATTATAGCTTTCCTTATAAACATCAGCTAAACACTCACTGAATAAATTGAGTTGCTTGCTGTACATATAATCTATTTCTGCTTTGATTTGATATAATAACGAATCTAATCTTCTTACATTCACTCTTTTACTTAACGTTTCTAATTCAAGATAATATTTTTTATTCTTAGTTTCTTTTTTAATTAATTTAACATATTCTTTTAAACTCATTCTCCATTCTTTATACTCACTACCATTTATAAGTTCTTTAGATTTAATCAAACTTAATTTATTATTTTTAGCGTGTTGTCTATACAACTTATCTATCTTAGAATTGATAGCTTTCTTAGAATCGTTTATAACCTTATTGAGCCTTCTCATATAAGCTTTAGAGGACTTGAAGGCATTATCTTCAACTAGCAATGCCCTCTTTTCCCAGTACTCTTTATTTTTCATCTGAACCACCAAGTCCATCAATTTCAATTAAATCTGCATTTTCTTTTTTAATTCTATCAATTTCTTTTTGCGGATCTTTTATTCCTAGGAACTTCATTTGTGAGAATAAACTTTCATCTGAAATTACACCTTTTAGTTTCACTAGAGATTCTATAGTTTCAACATTATTAACTGGTATATTCCTATTAAATTTTATATTTACATCTCTATAATCAAAATTCTTAGTTTTAACTGATTCTGCAATTAGTTTTAATCTTTCTTTTAGAGATTTTTTAAACTTTCTTTCTTTTGTGGATACAACTTGTTCTGCTCCCCAAAGTTTATACTTCATAGCAACACCACTTGTATTTCCCGAGAACTTTTCATCATTCATATTAGGGCAATTAGATATTTTGTGAATATCTGCTGCTATATCGTCTTTAGTTGCTTTAGCATTTGCTCCATCTAGGTCAGAAGAAAGAAATTTAGCATCTCCATCGTTATCTAGCCCAATCATTTTTTCTCTACGTATAACGTCCCTAGATTCTGCGTCAGGGGTTGCATAGTTTTTGAATACTAATAATGCTTGAACAGTATTAACTATATCATTTACTCTCTCACTTGATGACAAGTTATAAGCATCTTGCAACGTTAATATATCTTCAAAATCTCCAGTTCTATCTGAATTATTCATAAATTCAGTTATGATTATATCTTTGAAAAAGTGATTCGTTGTATCCGTTTTACTGATTTTATACGAACCATCTGCAACGATTTTGGTAACTTTATTCTTAGTTATGTAATCAATTAATATTGTAACTTTTAATGTGATTTTGTCAGTAATTTCTTGATATCTAACTGCTGCAATAGCTTTTTCTCCCATTTTAGAACTATCATAGATTAAGAATGTATCTCTTGGAGAACAACTTTCTATTTTAAGTTCTGCGTTCTCATCATAGTACATTATTTGAAATCCGTGTCCATAGATGCTCATATTCTTTGCTATGTCAAAATCTACATCTGATATAGAATTATCATCATTAATTTCTTTTAACTCATCAATCGTTTTTCCCTCTTCTGCTCTGTACTCGACTGAAATAGATATAAAATACCCAGTTAGAGTGTTAGTAATTAGTTTACAGAAGTTAGTCACTAGCTTTTCATCTGATTTACCCTCAACCACATCTTTTCTATTCAATATATCTTGCTTGCCGTCATAATAATCTTTTAATCTCTGATATCTTCTTTGCTGCGTTTTGTGCCAATCAATCCATTTCTTAATATCAGAACTGGAAGGATCTTCTATATAATTAGTTTTTAATATATCTGCTCCAATTTGCACTAAAATAACCCCCTCATGCCTTTTATTCCTACTACTTTTCTTTCATTGAATTCACTAAATAAAGCATATCTTATACAATCCTGAATGTCATCATTAATCTTTATAACTTCGTCGCCTTTCGTGCTTTTAGTATTCCAACTGTATAAATACATTTCTTCTAAGCCTTTTTTAAACTTACCTTCCAAAAAGAATAGCTTCTTAGTTTTGAGCAAGGTCCCTACATAGTCTATTCCTTCTATAACACTCTTTTTAGCGTTGTATGCTCTAACACCTTTGTTTTTAAAGTAGCTTACATAATCAGTTCTAGCACTATCACAATAAAATTTTATTCCATTGTACTTTTCTTGGAATTCTAATGCTTTTTCTAACCAAAAATCAATGTATTCTTCTCTCTTAGCTATTTCTTCTATCAAATAATAGCTGTCATTAGAACATTTGGCAATTATAACAATTCCGCCATAATGTTCATAACCCCAGTCAATTCCACCTATATACTTTTTAATAACTAAATTTTTAGGAATTTCTTTGACTAGATGTATTTTTTTATTGAAATCTTTGTAAACGACACCTTCGGCAGATACCCATCTTCCGTATATATCTCTGTCAGTAAAAACACCGCTTGGTGTAGATTTAACTATATTGTCAACATATCTTTTGGTCAAGAAATCATTATCAAATAAAGTAAATTGGAATTCACATATAGTTTTTCCATCTGCTCTATCTATATAATCAGTTTTCAACCAATGTAATGGATGGTCAGGGTTCGTATCTACCAATACTCTTGCTCCTTCTCCCGAACATCTATTTAATATTTCTTTGAACACTTCATTTACTGCAGTTGAGCCCTCATTAATATAAGCTCCAAAACTTGTCATTCCTCTGATTCTGCTTATATCTCTAATGGTTCCATGACCAAAACAACATACTTGAACACCGAATAGCATAAATCTATTATATTTGTCAAAACTAAATTCTATCCCAAACCTATTTGATAATTCAATTAGTACATTTCTTTGCAAATTTCCAAGTGAATTACCCGCTAAAATGTATTGAGGTTTGTCTATCCCAGCTTTACTAGCAATTGTTTTAACTCTTATTAATTCCTTTAGAAACAGATCGTTGTTAATTATAGTTTTACCTGCTCTTTTCGCTCCATGCAATATCATTATGAAAAAGTCATTGTATTTAGCGTGTTTTAAAATATTAATCTGTTTATCAGTATAAACTGCTCCTAAACTCATAATCTATCATCTAGCTTTTCTAGTAATCTTTTTAACTTTTCTTCTTGAGTTTCTTCTTGTTGATTATCTCCCCATTTATCAGGATCTAATTTCTTTAATGCCATAGACAAACAAGGATCACTCCAAATATACTTTTCTTTAGTTTTAACAGTTTCTTTGCCTTCGTTATCTTTAGTTATTTCTTTCTCTATAACCATATGTCCTTTAGCTCTCGTGTAAAGAGTTTCTTCTAAATCAAGTAGCAATTCTGCCGTACCCATTTTAAATAACTCCCTAAACTCCTTTCGTTCCTTCTTCCAGTCAATTATTTTATTTTTCCCTACACCTATTTTTTTAGCTATCCAATCATCTTTTTGACCCTGCCGCTTCCATTTAGGAATTAGTTCTTTTATTTCTTTTGTTATGTAGTCTTCGTATTTTTTTCTAATAGACACATTATTTTCCCTCCTTCTCTCTTCTTTCTAATTCTTCTTCTTCTCTATCTATTTTATCAAACTCTCTCTTGATGAAAAATGCTATATCATTTACAAAACTTTTAAATATCATGAAAATTATTATTGCTGCAACTATTATTGTAACTAACATATGATCACTCCCTTTATACTTCAATTATACCACAGTTTTAACAGTTTATTAACTACAGCATGTAAAAATTAATTATTGTAGTTTTTAATTTGCTATTTATAAGACTTTACATTATCTTTCGGTATTCCAATACACATCAAAATAAACTCTTAATTTCCTTTTCCCCATATATTTTTTTATTTTTTCAATTCTGCGTTGTCTATTATTTTCTTCTTTTCTTAAATCATATATTAACTGTTCAATTATATTATCTGTTAAACTTTCCATAGTTTTTCACCTCCAAACCTTTGTTGGTATCTCATTCAGCAAGAAATCAAAGATTTCAACTTCATTCGCTCCCGATTGGCATTATTAACTGTGATATTTTAACATTTAACAACATATACTTTTTAGGGAACTAGTTTAAGAAAAGAGAAATTGCCTTAGCAGACAAATTCTCTAAACAACATCAACTTTTTGAGGTATACAGTTTGAAGTTTCAGAGCCTAAATTAATTTTTAGATTACTTTTCAGTAAAATAAGTTGTTCCTGCCCTCACTTATTAACTTAGAATTGTGTGTTATTAACACCAGGACTCCCAGCCAAAGATATCTTGCCATGAGTATTTTCACATAGCAACCTAGACAAGAGTTACTACCTCGACGTGTTCTTGCCTTTTATCAGCAAGAATAATTATAAAAAAAGACTTGCTAGTAAAGTTCGTGCCCACCTTAGTGGAATTACTGCAAGTCATTATTAATATTTATTATACTTGAGCACGACCTCTTTTTGTTATAATTTATACTATCACATTTTTATGAAAAGTGCAAATAAAAAAGAAGAGGGAATTTACTCCCCTCTTCCTACTTTATTCTATTCAATTCCCTTTTAGCAAACCAAATAATCTTGTTTAGATCTCTCACTTTATCCGAATGTTCACAATTTCCTAATCTGTATGCAGCTTTAAAAATATTTCCTATACCAAACCCCATATCTTTATGTTCTATCAAATCTTGAAGTTCTGTAGCCCCTGCTGGTAGTTTGTAGTAATCTGTGCTACCGCCATTATTTTCCGCTGTTTCTTCAATTTTAACAAATTTGACATACTTTTCATCTTTTCTAATAATAGGATGACAATCCATTTTGCAATA